TGACCCGGAGTGCTATTATTCACTGGCTCCCAGCCAACTGTGAATGTCATGGTAGCTGTGCCGGTAATGGGAATCGTTCCCGTAGAGGATATTGCATAGGTGGGGACCGCGCCGATGCGTGCCGCGATCTGGCCTGGAGACTGGCTGGAATCCCCCAAATTGGTTACGGTGAGACCTGATGGCAATGGAGCGTATGCATTGCCTAAGAGTGGGCCATAGGTTGTTTGTGTCAGCGAGTCGCCGATGATGGCTACGGTTGCCAAAGCAGAGGGGGTAGCGCCAGCCGCGACGTTGCCTGAGAACGATGCGCTGGTGCCGCTGAGTGCGCCGGTCAGCGTGCCGCCAGTGAGGGGAAGATAGCTGCCGCTACCGCCGCCGCCACCTGTACAACCCGTAGTTGTAAGCGCCCCGCCTGTGCCGTTGGCGCAGACTGGAGACGTGCTGGGAGTGATGTTAGTGGGGATAATCGCCGGAGAAGACATCGATCCTGGAACTAAAAAATTTCCGATTGGATCAAGCGTCGCACAGAGAGATGGATTATTGGACCCGTACATGCAGTACCACTTGAAACCTGCTGTGTTGAAGGTTTTGAGATAAGCACCGAATGCTGCGCCCTGCTGGTAATAGTTTCCACCAGCACCGTTTACCCCGAAACCGTAGCCAGTTAGATTCTCTCCAGCGGAAGTAACCCCATTATTGAGCAGAGAAGAGTTAGTCTGAAAAGAAGTCGACGCCGTTCCATTCGTGGCTGTACCAGAAGCGAAACTATTATTACTGACGTTTCCCCATATCGGGCTGAAGTAACTGAGGCTTCCAATCGAAGCTGCAAAGGTGTTTGTGTTTTGAAATACAGCGCCGGTGCCGTCTATAGAAGCGCCTCCGCCGATGAAGCTATTTTGTATAAAACTTGTGCCTGAGTACAGAATTCCGACACCACCAATTCCGCTCGGATTTTCATAGGTATAGCCAAAAAACGTATTAGCAGTAATCGCATTGCCTAGAGTAGGATTGCCCGTGGCATTTAGTTCGAGTCCAGCCGCGCTTCCGGTAGCCTGCACATCTTCGAATATATTATTGTTCACCCACCCGTTAGAAGAAGCCGATATATAAATGCAGCGATAACCTCCGTAGCAGCGGATGTGCTTGAATGGAATGAAGGCAATGCCATAATACGAGGCGGTTGAAGATACATAAATGCCATAACCACCCGGCTGCCCTTCGGCAGACTCCGCACTCACATTGAAGTTGAAGTCCTCAACTCCCCCCGTGGCACCATCAATAGAGTTTTCGTTGATTGTGATTTCCTTCCCGGTATAAGCTGCTGTGCTAGGAAAAGTAGTATGAAGGCCCTTGATCGTTCCGTTCGGACCTTTGAGGAACATATCCACGGAGTTTGTAGATGGAAGGACATTGGTTGCTGGGTCAAAGAGTAGTGTCTGAGATGCTCCAGTTATACCGCCTTTGCCAACGTGGACCTGAGACGCAATATAGATTGTTAATGCTCCGTAGCATCGCGCATCCACTGTGCCGCCGCTAGAGATGTCCGCGAGAGCCGCCGTAATCTGCACATCGGCGGTCGCCCCAGCATAAGAGCAGGAAGAAACAATACTGTTCACAGCGCCCGCCGCGACGGCGCCTGGGAATGTGCCATTGCCAGTAGACCCGTCCAGGGTAATCGACGGTGCGCCGGTGCCAACGACAAGTGGCCCGGTCAGAGTCCCGCCAGTTGCGGGTAGATTCTTCACCCATCCAGAGGTTGTGCACTTGTACTCTGCATTGTTCGTCGTGTCTTGATAAGACTGGCCCCACTCTGCCCCATAGGGGTAGACGGTATAGTTGCCATTCTGCGTGCATGTGATGGTCGGGGCGCCTGCTCCACTCAAGAGATTCCATGCAATCTGGTAAGTCGGGTCAATCTGCGTCTGAGCAAAGCAGTTGATAACTGACAAGATCAGGAAAAGAAAGAGCGCGATTCGTTTCATGCTGAAGTCTCCTAGCTTGTTGGTTGATTTTTTGTGCCCATGACAATCGTCAGGTTGATGGCGGTGCAGTTTGCCCATTGTCCTGCTGTGAGCAAGAAACTTCCGTCCGAAGTTGGAGTGAGTGGTGTCCCGCCGATGTTCGCAGCAAGGGTCAATTGCATATCGTAGACGCCAGACACGCTGAGGGCTGATTGCCACTGGCTTAGGACGATGTCCTGCTCGATGTTTGCTGCAAGAGTCAAAGCAAGATTTTGCGCTGCTGCGGTGATTCCAGCGGCGATGGTCGAGTAGCTGGCATTGGCGTAGAGCGTGATCGCTCCGGTCACAGTGTAATCGACTTCAGTCACAGCGGAGACAATCACACTATCGCAAAGAGGCCGCACAGTCTGAGCACTGAGGGCCGATTGAACAGCGGAAAGCAGAGTTCCAGAGGCGATTCCGGAACTGTTTGGGGATGCGGACGGCTGCGTTACGGGTCCTGTCAGGACATAGACCTGCACCGTGCCCGGCGTCGTTGGGTTTGTCGGGACTTGGGCATCGACGATTGTCGAACTCACGTCAAGCGCGAGAGATCGGTACTGGCCAGACGGGCCGGCAGTTGTGAGGTTGTTTGGTGCCGCCTGGATGCGTGTTCTGTAGTGATTGTCTCCAGCCGTAGTGCCGGCGGGTTCACCCGCCGTTCCATTGGCCGTTGTGGTCGTGTTGGCGACGGCAGAGACGAGCGGAAACGAGCCCATCAGGACACTGACCTGCCCGGCGAGGTAGCCGTTGCCGCTGAGTCCTGCCGTCGTGCATTGCGCCGCTACAGTGCCAACCGTCTGCCCGGCAGCAATCGTGAGCGCCGATGTAGTGGCGAAGATGTTGAGGCCGTCTTGAGTCCCGACCTGCGTGCCAGAGGCAATCGTAGTGTCGGATGACTGTGATGCAGTGAGCGTGAACTGTAACGTCGTGGTGGCGTACTGCGCGGGGAGTCTGGTGCAATCCAGATACTCGCCGAGGTAGTCCAGCATCGGATAGACGGCGAACGCGAGCAAGTTCTGAAGGCCGCAATACTGGATCGCATTTCGGACCAGTATCTCGCGGTAGGCGTAGAGGTTTATAAGCAACTGCTCGACCTGGGCCGGGTAGAGGGTCCTGCTGGTGTCTGTCTCGAACTTGCTCACCATGTCGTTCAGGACCAGCGTTGCATCTAAGCCGTCTGAGTCGTTGACGAACGAGGGCGTAGGCAGGTCAACAGGAACCGTCTGAGGGGTGCCGGTGGCGGCGGGGAACGATTGATTTGGGACGATGACCGGCATTTAAGAAGATCCTCCCACAGATATTGTCGTGCTCTCTGTGCCTATCGTAGTCGTGGTAGAACTGCTCGACCCCATATTCGGCTTCCAGTTGATCGTCACGGTCAGAGTCCCGATGTTCGTTGTGCTGGCGACAACATCGACGCTCTCAAGGGTGATACGTGGTTCCCAGTCGGCAATAGCCGCGGAGATGGCACCGATGATGGCCGGAATCGCAGCGGTGAGCGGCCGGTCAAGGAACTGCGTCAGGTCGCATCCAAACGTGGGGCGGAATGGATCTTCACCAGGGATGGTGCTGAAGATGATTTGCAAGGTCTGGTGAACGTCGCCGAGGGCTTGACATACTTTTCCGAGTCCTGATCCCGCACCGCCTCCAGCCGTCGAGTCAAGCATCAGTTCCCAGCTCGATGATTGGATGTTGGTGAGGGTCGCGTATGGGAAAGTCGTGGCCATCAGTTTGAAACCCTCGTCAGGACACTCTCAATCGTGCTTGCCGTCCATGGTGTTGTCGGAGCTCCAGTCACTCCACCTTGCGGGTCTGAGTGCGTGTGCGCATTGAACGCTGTCACCAGTTTACTCACCAGCGCCAGCGCATCCGCCGCCGCGCCGCCGTTGGTAAGCGAAATGCTGCTTGCGGCCTGAATCTCAACATTGCCGCTCGAATCCAGTTCAATGCTGCCTCCCGAAGGCTGTGTAAGCGCCATCTGCCCACCGGCCCCAAGTGTCACCTGAAGCTGGTGCGTGCTCGTGTTGTAGTGGATGATCGTCCCATCAGAGAATTGCGTGTAGCGATCGGCTGGCGTGAGTCCTGATGGCGCCGAGTCCACCGTTGACGGGACCCCTCCAGTCACGATGCCGTTTTCGTCCCACTCATCCATGACGACAGACACCTGCTCGCCGATGTCTGGCTGCCAGAAGTCTTTGTCGTTCATCGTCTTCATGACCTGGACCGGCAACCACCACGAAAGGACGTTCGCCTGGTCGGGGAACTGCACGCGCACCCGATAGGGCGGCACAGACTCAATCTGCGCAACGATGCCCGTCCTGTAAGGCGGGTGGAACTGCTCCGTGTATGGTCCGCGTACCGAGTCAGGCATTTACTCTCCGTAGTCGTCCGAGGCGAACTGTGTGGCCGCGCCGGTTATTGTGGTCCTGAGTTCCAATGAGGTCTTGTAGCCGTTCCGGTCTAGCCGGTGTTTGCCCTCGTTGATGATCCATTTTATCGAATCGAGCGCCGTGCCAAACCCCGAGAGCATCACCGGATTGCCGGCCCGGTAGACCATCGAGCCAGGGATGATGATCTCGCCCTTCAGGACGTGCATATTGGCGGCGTGGAGATGGGCTTGTGCGCGCAGAGTGGCTTGCTGTGCGTTCTCTATCCGCTCCCGGACTAGTAGGGTGTCCTGAAGCCCTAAGTCAACGCCTTGGGTAGCTGTGGCGGCGGCGTTGGCCGTTGCCTGGAGTAGTTTCTTCGAGTGCGGGTCGAAATACATCACCACGGCCTTCTTGTAGGTCTTGTCGCCGTGGTGCTGCTGGTGAATGCGAAAGCGCGTGGAATCGGTCTTGTAGATGTACTGCGCATTCTTGTCTTTGAGGTCCGTGATTTTCTTCGCGTCTAGCCCCGGTCGGCTGTAGAAGACGAGTTGATTGCCGCGGATGGTGAACTCGTAGTTTTGCCCGTTGGCAAGCCTATGCAGAAACGCAAGGTCACTCTCCAGTCGTTGGGTTATATGCTGATAGGGAACATCTGGATTCACCGCGTCAATTGAAACACTCATCCCATACTTCGCGGCGATGGTCTTAGCTATCGATGTAAGAGTCTGGCCTTCATAAGGCTGCGAATATGAGGTCCTGATAGCGTGAGTCACCCCGGCTTGAATGGCCCTGATCAGGAACGTGTCTGGCGGTCCCTCTGCCTCCCACTCATCCACTTCAAAGTTCCCGCAGGACACGAGAGACTGGCCTTGATAACCGATTGACAAGCTGAGCGCTGTGCCGATCTTCGGAGGATTGTTCGCCCATGCGCGCGCAGAGTCCTCCACCTGAATCTCCAGCACGTTGGCCTTGCCGCCGATAGCTTCGTCGTAGTGGACGTGTTGGGAATGGGTCGTCAGGTTGCCGGCGACTTGAGTACCGCCATACATGATCTGCCACGCCGGGATTTGTACGGATGCGCTCATTTAGTTCCACGGTGTGCTGCTGGTTGTGCTGGTCGCTGGCGTAATCAGCGGGACAAATATCTGAACACCCTGCGCCACGTAGTCGCCAATTGGAAGGCCGGGATTGTTCTGAATCAGCGGTTCAACCTGCGTAGAATCGCCGTACATCTTATACGAAATCGCGTCCCAGCGCTCCCCTTTGGAAACGTAGATGATGCCCGATGACGGCGCGGATGGGTTGACGTAGGTGGTAACGAGTGACGCTGTCAGGACCCCGCTTCCACCGTTTGGTATCACGACATTCGGCATTTAGGCAGCCCTCGCAATCGTGGACAACGGGACATTCGTATATGGCGTCTGTGCCGGTATGCCCGAGGGGGAAGCCGTGGCAGGACTCACGACAAGCGTAGATCCGGCCGCCGCGCTCTGTGAAGTGGTGAGCCCTGGGGGGTTGGTGTTGATTGTTGAGTTGCCGATGGTCCCGACCGTCATGGTGTTGCTTTGGAGTGTGGACGGTGCGACATACTCGGTTAGCTCAAGATCCATCTCCGCTGCGATTACAGAGCCGTCGTCTGCCATCCACCGCTGCTTTAGCCGGTAGTTCGAGATGACGAAGGTCCCGAGGATGTTCTTGTTCCCAAAGACGAACTGCTGCGGAACGTGGAAGTCGGCAAGCTGTGTCAGGGCGTCAATGGCCGTCTGTGGCTTGCACCAGAAGTTGTGAAGGTAGATCGACAGTTCAACGTGACGAAGGTCGTCGTAAATCCACTGCAACACAGGAGGCGCACCGATGACGTTCAGTGCTTCGTAATGGTAGCGCTTCTCAATGTCAAGTTTGGTAGGACTCGCGAGAGGCTGGAAACTGATTGGACCAAACGATGCAAACATCAGCGTGCCCCCTCAAGTGCTGGATTTCCGAAACTTCGTCGAGCGTCCTGATGCATCGCGTCACGTTGGAAGTTCATCCAATCGTCCAAACTGTTTCTCAGGGCGCCATGAACCGCTCCCCCGATAGCTTGCGGGTCCGCATCCCCGCTTACGTGAACATGAACAGTTGGCGCATAGTTCGCGGCGGCGGTCATTCCAATGTCTGCGCCGGCCGCTGCGAAGTTTCCTGTCGCCACATCTCCGATGACGTTTCCCCAGTCCTTGAAAGATGCCACATGAAGGAAACTGTCTACTGCCGATGCGGCTCCCTCGATAGCGTCTCTGATGTCTCCCCAGTGCTTGTAAATCTCGTAGCTTCCGATGGCGATGGCCGCAACTCCAGTGATGATCCAGCCGATAGGGTTCGACTCAAATACAAGTCCAAACGCAAGTCCAATATCTTCCAGCCCCCCAGTAAAAAGTGCGACAGTCAAGGCCCACGCTCCTTGCATGGTTTTCAACAGAAGCATAAACCCGGAAACATGAGCCGCAAGTTCAATAAACGGCAACACCAGCTTCCCAACTCCTACTACTCCGGTGAGCGTCACGAGTCCGGCTGCCATCAGCCCAAAGTCTGTTCCAATTTTGACAAGTTCCGGATGAGCTTTGGAGAATTCGGTAACGGCCACCGTGAATCCTTTCAGCGAATCGGTGATTCCGTCCATCTGAGGTTTGAGTCCTGATCCCAACGCAACGCCTAGATTTTGCGCTGCATTGGTCATCTCTTTGAAATGCGAAGACATTGTGTCACCCGCTTCTTTCGCGCGCTTGGCGGCCTCCCCCTCATCGTCGTTAAACTGTGCCAGAATCTTGTCCATGTCGCCGGTGTTCTGAATCAGTAGACCGAGGGCATCATTCTGCCCTTTCATTTGGTTTACGAGACTGGACCGGACAGATGGAGTAAGACCGGCGATCTGCTTCAGGGTTGCAATCAGGTCGAGATGCTTTTCTTTCGTGCGCTGGATGTGCAGACCGTAACGGGCGAGTTCGTTGGTCCCGTTCTTGTTTGATTCGGTGAGCTTGTCGATGATTCCCTTGACCACGATTGCAGCACCGGCCCGGCCGCCCTGCCCAAGCTTGCTCAGTTCCGCCCACACCGTGAAGAGTTGATCTACGTCCACATGAGTCTTGCCGGCAACCTGCCCCAACTGCCGCAAGTCCCGTTCCATGTTGCCAACCGGGGCGTCAGACTTCAGGAAGCCAGCGCGCAAGAGTGCCAGGTTGTCGGAAAGCTTCTCAATAGACTCGTTCGTGTCCTTGCCCTTGATTTTCAGGTTCTCAAAGGCTGATCCGAGGATGTTTGATCCTGTCGTCGCATCCACCCGCAAGGCCGTTGCGAGTTGCGTGGCAATCTCCGTGGCCTTCAGGGTGGCGCCTAC